TAAAATCATACTTTTCTTCATCATCAAATGCCTCCCTAGCTTTCTGAAATGAAAATTCACCAGAAATTTTGAATAAAGAGTCACTATAAGAATCCAAAGCACAGTATAATTTTTGTGAGAACCACATCAACAGAGTTGTCATTACATCTTCACAAAAAAGAACGGTCCTTGTAGAAACATCACCTTCCCCAGACGCCAATTTAATATCTTTCTCTCGCTTCCCGACAGTCCATAGGTATGTATTTTTAATCGTACGTTTCTTTAAAAAATTATAAAGTTTTAACGCTGCAGCTCTTGATGATGCAGTTGTTTGCATTTTAGTAGGTCCAATCAACCTAGAAGTATAATGACCAGGATTTGCATTCTCATTAATTCTAATAGAGTACAACAACTCATTAGGGTCATAAAAAGAAACAGCAGGTGATTTGAACCAGTCAGAGATGTTATTATCCCTTATAAATTTAAAATAATCGCGTGGATTCATCTGGATAGGGTTATCATCATCTAATGATGATGATAAATGATCATGGCATGTGTCATAACCACCCGTGTAAACTATCCTAGAATCTGTTATACTTGAATAAATCTCGTTTACAAATTCATCAGACATGAATGACACATCTTTAGATAGAACAGAGTTATAAAAAGCGATAAAGTAATTATTAAACACCAGTGGTTTTGAAGGCTGGAAGCCAACATAATCAGGTGTAACCCCAACGATCCTAGATGTCTTCTTTATCTTATAATGTTCACACCATTCTTTTCTAGAACCCCATCTAAACTGTTTTAAAATACAGTGCCCCCGTCTAATGAGCCTATGCATTGGGTATCTACCTATTTTACGAGTCAATACCCTTAAAACTTTTTCCTCTTTAATAAATTTACCAGAACTAATTTTTGTCAAAAATTTTATTGACTCTTCTTTCAGATGACGATCAGTTGTTAATTTCCTAATTTTAAACTTATTAAACCTATTTGACAAGTAATTAAAATGTGGCGACCAAGTAACATTCTTAAGATACGTCTTCCTTGATTTGTACAAATTATAGTACTTATTAAGTTTAACTTGTTCAGGGGCAACTATTTTACAGCAAAATTTGAGATTATCGCTTCTAAATCAACATCAGGAACACTTTCAACAAGCAAAGCAAGTGTTCTTTGGAAATTATACAGTACTTCTCTGGCAAATTTTTCACGTGATTGTGAAACATCACCATCTTTAGGTGTATAATTAGATATTTCAAGCTGTGTTGATAATGGTAGTTCTTCAGAACGTAGTGTTATTGCTCTGATTAACTTATCACTAGTAATCTTCTTTAATTTTTCAGCCAAATCAGCATCATTTTTTAAAACCTTTTCATCATAATCTTTAGCAAGTCTTTTTGCAGTATCACCATGGACAGAATAAGCTTCATTCATCTTTTGTAAGGATGCTTTCACTTTATTATATCTTTCAGGCTTAACAACGCCAGCAAGAAAATTAGGCATTTGCACAGCAAGTATAAACTGAGCGCTAGCATTAGCCTTCCACTTTCTACCAACTTTAGTTGCACTTGTTATTTGATTAAGCTGATCATAATCTTTAACTTTAAT